AACCGTCGCCGAGGAAACCGCCCATGACCGCCGGCACCGGCAACCTGACCGAGTTCTGCGGACTGCAGGGCTGGTCGAAGAGCTACGGCTCGAAGCTCAAGAGCCAGGACCGCCTCGTCTTCACCGCCGACGGCCTGGTCGACTTCGCCGCCAGCCTGGCGCGCATCAAGGCCACCAGCGGCGCGCCGGAGCGCGCGGCGCCGGCGGTGCAGGGGCCCGACTACGCCGACGCGCAGGACCGCGAGCGCTTCTACTCGGCCGAACTCAAGCGCCTGCAGCTCGAGCGCGAAACCGCCGAGGTGCTGCGCGCCGAAGACGTGCGCGCCGCCGTCGACGACGCCGCCGCCGTCATCCGCACCGCGGTGGAATCCTGGCGCGACCGGCTGCCCCCGCAGCTGGCCGCGCTGGCCGGCGACGAGCCGCGCATCGCCGCGCTGCTGGCGGCCGAGTGCGAAGCGCTGCTCGGCCGCATGGCGCAGCGCTTCGCGGCGCTGGCGGGTGAGGGCGGGGCCACCCACGCATGAACGCCCCCGTCGCGCCCCTGCAAGCCCTGCACCCCCCGCCCGCGCGGCCGGGCGTGTTCGGCCGGCTGGCGCGCGGCCTGGCGCCGCGGCGTGCGCTCACCGTCAGCCAATGGGCCGACCTCGAGCGCGTGCTCAGCGCCAAGCAAAGCCCCGAGCCCGGCCGCTGGGCCACCGACCGCAACCCCCTGCTGCGCGAGCCGATGGATTCGCTCAGCGCCCGCAGCGGCGTGCACGACGTGGTGCTGATGTGGCCTATCCAGTTCGGCAAGACCGAGGTCGCCTGCAACGTGGTCGGCTACACCATGCACCACGACCCCGGGCCGCTCATGGTCTGCCTGCCCGGCGAGGTGAGCCTGCACAAGTGGGTCGCGCAGAAGCTGCAGCCCATGATCGACGAAACCCCCGCCGTGCGCAGCACCCTCGCCACCGTCGCCAGCCGCGACGCCGCCAACACCCGCACGATGAAAGACTTCGCCGGCGGCCAGCTCTACATCGAACACGCCGGCTCGCCCAGCCGCCTCAAGAGCACCAGCGTGCGCAAGCTGCTGGTCGACGAGCTCGACGAATTCGCCGCCAACCTCGTCGGCGGCGACGACCCCGTGGAGATGCTCAACGGCCGCACCAGCGCCTTCCCCTCCAGCTACCAGCGCCTGTACATCAGCACCCCGCAGCTGCGCAGCAGCAGCCGCATCTGGTGGCTGTGGGAAAAGAGCGACCAGCGCCGCTACCACGTGCCGTGCCCCCACTGCGCCGAGCCCCAGGCCCTGCAGTGGCCCGGCCTGCACTGGAGCCCGCTGCCGGCCGAGCACGGCCGCCCGCGCCGCGTTTGGTACGTGTGTAGCGCCTGCGGGGCCGAGGCCGACGAGCTCGCCTGGAAGGCCCGCATCCCCGCCGGCCACTGGCGCGCCGGCAACCCCGCCAGCCGCGTGCGCGGCTACACCGCCAACTGCCTGTACTACCCCCTCGGCCTCGGCCCCCGCTGGCACGACCTGGCCGAGCTGTGGCTCGACGCGCAGGGCGACCCCGCCCGCCTCAAGACCTTCGTCAACGACCGCCTCGCCGAGCCGTGGGAAGACAAGCGCGGCGCCAACGTCAAGCCCAATCTCGTGCAGGAGCGGGCCCTGCCGTACCCGTTGCGCACCGCGCCGAACGGCGTGCTGCGCATCACAGCCGGCATCGACACGCAGGATGATCGGCTCGAAGTGCACATCGTCGGCTGGGGCCGCGGACGCCGTTGGTGGGTGCTCGACTACGTCGTGCTGCCCGGCGACCCCGCGCTTCCCGATGTGTGGGCCGCCGTGACGGAACTGCTCAACCGCCCGGTGCTGCACGCCTGCGGCGCGCTAATGCCCGTGGAAGCGGCCAGCTTCGACATGCTCGGCCACCGCACCGAGCACGTGAAGAACTTCGTGCGCCAGCGCCGCGTGCGCCGGCCCATGGCCAGCTACGGCGCCAAGGCCAACACCGCGCCCGTGCTCAGCCGCGCCAAGCTGCAGGACGTGACCTGGCGCGGCCAGACCGACAAGCGCGGCGTGCACGTGTTCCAGATTGGCACCGTCGATGCCAAGCACGCGCTGTTCGCCCAGCTGGCCGCCGACCACGACGCGCGCGAAAAGTGGCTGAACCTGCCCGACACCGACGACAAGCCGGCCGGGCCCGAGCTGCAGTGCCACTTCAGCGAAGACCTGCCCGACGAGTTTTTCTCCGGCCTGGTGAGCGAGGTTTACAACCCCAGCAAGAACCGCTTCGAGAAGCGCCGCGGCAGCGTGCGCAACGAGCCGCTGGACACCTGGGTGCACGCCTACGCCGCCACGCACCACCCCGAGCTGCGGCTGCACCGGGCGCGCGTGGGCGACTGGGAGCGGTGGGAGGCGGCACTGCTGCAGCGTGCGCCCGTGCAAGTGGCTTCAGCGCCCGGCGCCCCGCCCGCGCCGCCTGCCCAGCCGGCCGCGCCAGCCACCCCCAAACGCCGCATCCGCGGCCGCATGCTGTGAGCCAGCGCGGCGATTCGCTGTTCCACGCCTTCGCCACGCGCCTGGCGCAGCGCCTGGCCGGGCACGGGCCAAACCGCGAGGCCGAGTACCTCACCTGGGTGAGCGTCATCTACTCGGTGGCGGCCGACTGCTTCGGCGGCGAGCGCATCTACGGGCCGCAGACCAACCGGGTGGAGCGCGAACAGGCCAGGGCGCGGATTGCCATGGCGCTCGAGGCGGGCGAGCCGGCCGAGCAGATTGCCCGGCGCGAAGGCACCACGCCGCGCACCGTGCGCCGCATCCGCGGACAGCTTCGGCCTTAACTTGTCCATGCTTTCGCGGCACGCTCGCAGGTGGAGCGGCGCGCGAATCGCCCGCATGTGTTCAACCGCACTTAGGGGGCCGGCATGGCAACGGGCGACATCAAATGGTTTTCGGCGGGGCTGCTGCAGCTCGGCACCAAGATCCATAACCTGACCAGCGACGTATTCAAGCTGGGCATCGTCACCACGACCACCGTGCCGACGACGGACACCGCCATCCCACACTGGGGCGGCACCGGCACGACGAATTTCGCCACCAACCAGGTGGGCACGGGCGGCGGCTACACCGGGCCGATCACGCTGGCATCGGTGACGTTCACCGAGATCGGCAGCAGCCCCAAAGTGCCCACGCTGCGCGCCACCGATGTGACGATCAGCTCGAATCCCAGCGGCTTCACGAATGGCGCCTACGGCATCATCTACAACGACACCGACGCAAACAAGCGGGCGATTGGGTTCATCGAGTTGTCAAGCGCCGGCACGCTGAACATTCAGACGGGCAGCGTGACCATCGACTTTCAGGGCGCCGGCACCGACATCCTGCGGCTGACGCCGGCTTAAGGGGCTGTCATGGCATTTCTCGCCAGCACGGTGTCACTACAGGTGGCATTTGAAAACCTGCTGAACATAGCGCTTCAGCAAAAGACCTATTTAGCAAACTGGTCTACCAGATTGCAATCCAACATCACTGCATTGGATGCTATGGAAATAGTGTCCAGCGTAAATAGGGCGGTGGCTGCGATGAATACTATTGCAGCAACACCTGGGTTGGATGTTTATGCTCAACAGCAGTTCGATAATCCTGCCTATGATGTTGTCGCAGAGTTCAATGCGATGCGCAATTCTTTGGTTGCCATCACGAACTGGCTAAAGGCGAATATCCCGGCCAACGCGATTACCGTTACAAACGGTGAAGCGGTCGGCGCCGTTTATGCTCCAGCAGTTACTGCGCCACTAAAGACCTTGGTTGACGCCGCCAGGGCGACCATCGCTTAAAGGCTGATTTAGGTGGCAATCGCTCTCGTTGCCAGCGTTGCGAATAGCGGCGGGACAGGCACAAGCTACACGACGAGCGGCATTGACACGACCGGCGCGAACCTGCTGGTTGTCAGTGTCGCGGCGTACAACGCAATTTTTCCCGTTACTGTCACTGACAGCAAGAGCAACACATGGAACGCTCTAGGAGCAACGGATAACGGGGGCTCTGGGCGACAGCAGTTATTCTGGTGTACCCCGACGACGGTCGGGTCGGGGCACACGTTCACGGTTACGGCGGGGGCCGCGCTTTATGGGGGCCTCACCGCGATGGCGTTCAGCGGCGCGGCGGCATCGAGTCCGTTCGACGTTCAAAACGGAGGGACCGGCACCGGCACCACAAGCACTGGCAGCGTTACCCCGACTGAAAACGGATCGCTGCTGGTCTATGGCCTCAATATCGGTCAGGTTGGGGATTACAGCAGCGTCAGCATCGGGACGACGCTGCATAGCTGGGCGCACGTTGGATCTGTCCGATTCGGGTCGGCGGCTGCGTACTACGTGCAGAGCACGGCAGCCGCGATCAACCCATCATTCACGATATCGACATCAGTCGGTGGCGCTGCGCGCATCGCGGCGTTTAAGGCTGGCGCGGAAGCAGCAGCGAAATCGCCCGCATTTAGGTGGGCCTTCCCAATGCCGGTTCTCAACTTCTAGGGGCACACATGAACGGACGTATCTATACGGTGGTTTTCTCGGCGGTTGCGGTCACTGCGGCGCAAGACCTATTTGAAATCACGCCCGCCGACGATAAGCCGGTGGAGATTGTGGGCATCGAACTTGGGCAGAGCACCGACTTCGGCGATGCGGCTGACGAGACGCTGCAAATCAGCATCATTCGTGGGCACGCGACGAGCGGCAGCGGCGGGTCTGCGCCGACGCCGCAGCCGTTGAGTCCTGTCGATACTGCGGCGGGATTCACTGCCGAGGTGAACAACACGACCATCGCAAGCACCGGCACTGCGGTGACGTTGCATACGGGTTGCTGGAACGTGCGCGCGGGCTATATCAACTGGTTCCCGGAAAGCATGCGTCCAACGGCGAGCCAAGCGAACACGACCATCGTGGTGCGGCAGACGGCGCCGGCTGACTCGATCACGATGAGTGGCACACTGTACGTGCGCGAACTGGCGTAAGTTCCCGTGGCGATGTTCCGGCGCGTCTGGTTCTTCCCGCGTGCGCGGGTAGCGGCGCCGTTTCCAAAGGCATCAGCCAATGTCACGATAACGGCAACGGTCGGCGCCTGCAGCGCGGCCGGCGTTACGGCGCTGCTGAACACCAGCAGCGTCGCCAGCGTAGGCAACGCGACCGCGGCGGGCGGTGCGGCGCTGCTGCCGATCACGCTGCAGACCAGCGTCGGCAACACGACAGCCGCAGGCGTGACGGCCACGGTCAGCACAGCCGGCACGACGACGATCACCTGCAGCGTCGGCAACGCCAGCGCGGCGGGTGTCACGAGCCTGGTCAGCCGCACGCTGCAGGCTGGTGTAGGCAACGCCACGGCGGCAGGCGTCACCGCATCGCTACCCAGTGCAGCCACCATCACCTGCGGCGTCGGCAATGCAAGCGCCGCCGGCGTGCAGGCCACGGTAAGCGCTGCCGGCGCGACATCCATCACCTGCAGCGTCGGCAATGCTTCGGCGTCTGGTGTCACTGCGCTGCAAAACATCACGCTGCAGACCGGCGTGGGCGCGTGCAGCGCAACAGGCGTGCAGGCCGTCGTCGCAAGGCTCATCGCCTGCAGCGTTGCAGATGCCACTGCCGCAGGCGTCACGGCGCAGCTGCAGCGCATCTTCGGCATGCAGGTGGGCAGCGCCATCGCGGCGGGGGTGCGGTGCTCGATTACCGGCGCCACCTATGCGCGCGATCCCGAGCCCATCACGCTGCTGGGCGTGCCTGCGCAGCGCCACATCACATTGACCAAACCGGCCCGCCAGATCGGCGCGCTGCTGAAAGGGTAGCCATGGCCGCCATGCAGGACACCATCGTCGCGGGCGAAACGCTCAACTA